GGGTAGCAATAGGTGACATCTAAGGTAGCAATAGGTGACACTAATGTCACTTAATAAACAATATAAAAAACAATATAAAAACAAAAGAAATTATTAAGAGAGAGGCTGTGGATAACATGGCAAAAGTACAAGTACAAATCACTGTTTCAAAGGTCGCTGAAAATGGAGATTACAAAGGCAGAGTTATCTCTGGCTGGGAGACATTTCAAATAACAGTCAAAGGCGAGCAAATAACAAAGAAACGTCAATGGACTATGTGGCTAGATACAGCTAGTGAAATAACAAAAGATGATGTAGTTACATTTACTGGAGACCTTGGTACAAAAGCGGGTTCATTCGAAAAGGATGGAAATACTTATCAGGTAGTTGAGCATTCACTAAACAATGTTCAGTTCAAGGTTGATGTAAAAGCAGCTGAAACTGTAAAAGCGAATGATGGATGGAACACTCCAGCAAGTAATGGCTTTACCGAGAATCCTCCGTTCTAATGAGAATCAGGGTCTATGGTGAACCTGCACCACAGGGTTCAAAGACTGCAAGGGTAATCAACGGTCATGTAGTGATGTGGGAGTCTTCTAAGAAGTTGCCTGGATGGAGAGAATCAGTTGCTATGGCTTGCAAGGTTGCAGCAATGGAACACCATGTACCAATGTTGGGTGCTGTGGAAGTTCACATGACATTCTTCATGCCTAGACCTAAATCTGTTAGTCGTAAATACCCGAATACCATGCCTGACTTGGACAAGCTCATCAGAGGAGTTGGGGATTCCCTCCAGTCTTCTGGTGTGCTGTCTAATGACGGTCAAATCGTTTCCATCATCGCTGACAAGGTTTACGCTAGTGACCCAAGTGAGAATGGCGTTGAGATAGTGCTACATCCGAAACCATGATTCGAGAGGTTTGTAGCTGTGGTGCCGAGTTCGAAACTGATGATAGAGATGCTGTTATCTTGGTTAAGAACTGGCGTCGCAGTCACAAACACTCAGAAAAGCCTTTAGAAACCCCTAGAAGCGATGCAACTCTGTTATCTGATACACAGGTCGCATTAGGTTTCCAAGCCCTGTACGAGCCTCCTGAAGCCGATTATGATGATGGTAACAATTAGGTAAACACACGACACGACACTCTTGTAAATGTCGGCGCTATCTTTTATAGTTATCAGTACAGCAACCAACTGCTGTAAACGAGAGGAAATCGTGAATAAATTACTAACTATTTTGGTAACCGTAATGTCACTTCTAGGATTCGTCCAGCTAACAGACTTAGTCCAGGAGAGACCACAGTTCGGAGTGCCATTACTTACAGTCCTAACAGCAATCTGGCTATACGCTGCACTAATCGGGTATAGGGACAAAAGATGAGCCAACTCAAAGCTGCTAAATACGCATCAAGCACCAAGGTCACAGTAAAGACAGTCATTCTAAAGTTGCTGGAACTATCACCAATGACAGACCCAGAACTTTGTGATGCTTACCGAAATCTGATGTACATCAACCAAGCACCTAAAGCATCAGACCAACACATCAGAACATCACGCAAACAATTACACGATGTCGGGTTAGTTCAAGTAGTTGGAGTCATTGAAACAACATCAGGCAGAGTAGCTCGTATCTGGAGGAAAGCGGAATGAGTATCGGAGCATCTCAAGTACCTAAACATGTACCTGGTCAATTCAAATGGAAAGCAATGATTGCCGGAAACCAATACTGGACTTACCTAGTAACATGCAAAATCTGCAAATGGGAAAAGTTCAGTGATTTCCCTAATGTCCAAGAATGGATGTGGTGGCACCATGCAGACGACTGCAAAAACCCAACAAAGAGATGGAGCAAATAATGAGTCACGAAATGAGCAGAACACATCAAGAGCAAGTAGCTGAAAAGGCTGCAATCATAGCTAATGCTGCATTTAAGTTAGGTCTCGAAACTGAGGGTAGAAGAATCCTAGACATCCTCAATGAAGAACTAACACTACACAAGAGAGGTTCATCAGGTGCAGGTACCATTCAACGCATTATCAGCAAAATTACCGGAGAGAAACAAGATGATTGAACTGAGCTGGAAACAAACCGTTTATGTAATTATCACCGTCATAGCAATGCTCGCAGTAATGATTGGCGGTCTAGTCTTCTGGGCGTTAGAGCAACCTAACTGCTGGGACTTACACGCATCTGAAGAACAAGCCATCATAAATTGCGAAAACTAAGAGGAGGAATCGTAATGACAACCTGCAAATGTAGAGAGACTGAAAAGGATGGACTAGTAATGACTAGGGCGTACCTGGAGGACCTAACCACAGCTAAAGCAAGAGTCACTAGAACACAGACCATTGAGGAAATCATTGAACTAATCCAGACGCATCAGAACTTGTGGTTTAGTCAGTCATTGAACATCGGGTCCGGTCCATTCTGGGCTAACAAGTCAGCAACAGCACAAGCACTAATCACAGAGATAAGGAAGAAACTCGCATGAGTTATGAAAAACAAATCAAAGACACAGCCATTCGCCTAACCATCGCATCGATTGTTGATGTTTTGAGAGAGTTCAAATCTCAAGACACTAAATCGGATTACGATGCAGGCTACAACGAGGGACTCGACCAGGCAATCAAAGCAGCTCAATTATTTCTAAAGGTATTAGAGGATAAGGGGACTTCTCTAAATGACTGAATTGAAGAAAGCACGAGCACTAGCTAAGAAGTACGCTAAGGCTGGAATACCACTAACTGATGCTGAGAAGAACAGACTTGCCTACCTAGAGAAACAACACGCAACAGGTAAAGCAAAGACTAAAGACAATGGCTAACTCAGACTTTGACATTGACCTCAAGTTCGGTCAGCAAGGGGAAGCAACAGTAGCCCACATCCTGAGCATTGAAACAGTAGAGGTCAAGAGAGATAAACGCTGGAAACATACAGGCAATCTCTACATAGAAACTGAGTGCTGGTACAATGCATCTAACTCATGGAAAGCATCAGGGCTAAAGGTTACTAAAGCTACTCACTATGCATTCGTGTTAGAGAACATGGTTGTAGTAGTAACTACTGAGGACTTGAAGTCTGTGGTTAGAAAGAATGGAAGAGCAATTGAATGCAAGATTGAACCTAACCCATCAAGAGGCTACCTAATCAAACTCTCACACATAGTAGAACACCAAGCAGGATGGACACCTAATGGCTGACTGGCATAGCAGTAAAGAATGGGCAAAGGCTAGAGCTTACGCTAAGACCATACTTGAACCAGTATGTGCAAGATGTGGTAAAGACCTTGAGGGTAATGACTGGACCATTGACCACATGATAGCCAGCGACCCACCTAACCATGACATCAGCAACCTACAATCCATGTGCCGAAGATGTAACGGATTCAAACAAGATAAAGTTCTTGAGAGGATTACATGGTCCTCCGAGAGATGGCAATAGTCCTGAATAAATGAGCCATCAGATAAGCCCTATCACTGCCTGACTCAGTGGTAGGGTTTTTTCTATGGGTGCGGTTTCATCCCACGCAAGTTCAGGGATTTATACACGACAGGTCAAATTATCCGAGAGAAAGGACCAAGATGGTCAAGGATGCACTAGAACAATGGCTAAGCGGTTTAGAACTAGCACTAGACCAGAAGATACTTGCACGAATCTGCCTGGCACTAGCTGACGACTTTGATGCTAAAGCAAATACCAGCACTGCTGCCGAACTTCGTAAAACTTACCTAGAACTAAAGAGGTCTCTGGGTGAACAAGTCCAACATGACCCATTAGAGGCAATTCTGAAACGATGAGTCATGTAAAGAGGGGAATACGCTATCCAGCCATCTACACGAAACCCTTATCTCAGCAGTTCACCACTGATGGCGACAAGCTCATTGAGTTGGTCAAGGTGGCGTGGAAGAGTCCAGAACAACCTGATGGCATTGAGTTAGACGACTGGCAGAAGTGGCTTTTGAGGCACATGTTGGAACGCTACCCGTCCACACATCCTAAGTACCCTAATCAACTGAGGTACCGTCAAATCGTGGTATCTATGGGTCGTCAAAATGGCAAAAGTTTACTAGGGGCGATTCTTGGCGTTTACGGTCTTTTACTTCACAATCAGGGTGCTCAGGTAATTAGCCTGGCATCATCTACTGACCAAGCACGAATTATTTATTCCAGAGTTCTCTTTACCATTCAGCAGAATGAGTGGCTGGCTAAACGATTCAAGAAAGCAACAGAACAGCGAGGTATTCTCACCGCTGATGGCTCAGGGCGTTACGATGTCAAGGCTGCTAAAGAGTCTGCTCTTCAAGGTATTCCAATGTCTTTATGTCTCTTTGATGAACTGCACTTGGCTAAACAAGGTATGTGGTCTGCTGCGGTTCTTGGAACTGCTCAGCGTAAAGATGGCATGGTCATTGGAATTACAACTGCTGGCGACCAGTCAAGCGAAACGCTTATAGACCTATACAAACTTGGAACAGCAGCTGCTCAAGGTGACCCAGATTTAGAACGTATTGGGTTCTTCTGCTGGCAAGCGAATGATGGTGCAAAAGTTGATGAACCTCTGGCATTGAAAATGGCTAATCCAAGCATTGAGGCTGGAAGATTAGACCTTGGCACCGTCCTGTCTGACATTAGGAGCATTCCAGAACATGAGGCTAGAAGATACCGCTTAAACCAGTTCATCGCTGGTACTGCTAATTCTTGGATAGCGTCAGACCTATTTGCCAGAGCTAGTGGTGATGGAATTACAAAACAAGAGAATGTGGTCTTGTCTATTGACCGCACTAAGAACTGGGAGTTCGCAACTATTGCAGCGGCTCGTAAAACTGAGGATGGAACTTATGAAACTGAGTTGGTTGCTACTTACGCTGGTGCTACTGAGAGAGTTCTCTACAATAGAGTTAGAGACCTTTACCAAAGGGGAGGCATTTCGGCTATTGCTGTTGATGACCGCCAACTACCTAATCTTGCTAAATTACTGAAACAAGATGGACTACCTGTCTGGCAGTTATGGACTAAGGAAATCTCCTCAGCTTGCTCAACTGTCTATGCCATGTTCTCAACTGGACAAGTCAAACACCGTAACGACCCTCTACTCCAGATTCAATCTCCAAAGGGTATTGCTAAATACACTGGCGAGACTTGGCTGATTAGTCGTAAAGAATCTCTAGGAGATGTTGATGCTCTGATGGCAACCATCATGGCTCTGTATGTAAGTGCGACACACCAAGAAGTTGGATTGCAAGTATTTTGACTTTTTGTAATTAGTGCTATACGTTCCTAAGTAATGGCGACCCTATGGCAACGCATAACAGGCAGAGATGTTGAATCACGTTCAGCAACTCCAATTTTCCCTACCCGGAGTGACTGGTCTGTCGGACCTAATGAGGCTCTGACTCTCACAGCTGTCTATCGTTCAATTCAGATTATTGCTACTCCTATTAGCAAGATGCCGATGCAGACTTTCAGATACGCTACTGGTCTTGAGGTTCCAGTTGAGAACCCAATTCTTGTAAACAAGCCAAACTTTGCTGACACCAAGCGAGACTTCTTATTCCAGACTGTTGTGTCTATGGCTCTTGATGGCAACGCTTTCTGGCTCAAGTCTTATGGCTCTAATGGTCAGGTAAACAACCTCACACTTATCCCAGCTAACGCTGTAACTATTCGCCTGGAGAATGGTGTCAAGTATTACGACTACCAGTTGAATCAGGACACACAGGTTCGTACAACTACAACTGACATCCAGCACCTAAAACTATTTAGCAGAGTCGGTTACCTTAGAGGTCTAGGTCCTATTGACGCTTGTGCTAAAGACATCTCTTCTGCTCTTGAACTTCGCAACTTCGCAGCTAACTGGTTCGGTCAGGCAGGTATCCCAACAGGTATCTTGAAGACAGACAAGCCTATTGGTGCTGAGGACGCTAACGAGATTACTGAGAGATGGCACGCTAAGCAGTCAGAACGTAAGGTTGCTGTTCTTGGGCAGGGCTTTGAATGGCAGACAGTTCAACTGAACCCTAGAGATGCCATGTTCACTGATGTTCAGATTCAGCAGGTACAGGCTATTGCCAGACTATTTGGTATTCCAGCAAGACTGCTACTAACCGGTGTTGATGGTTCATCAGACACTTACACAAACTTGCAGGACGAGAATCAGGTCTTCTACCGCCACACAATCATGGCGTACACAGATGCAATCTCTGATGCTTTGTCTGAATGTCTGCCTAGAGGCACAAGAGTTGAATTCAACTTTGAGGGTCTATTCCGTGCTGACATGGCTAACCGTTTCAACATGTACGACACAGCAATTCGTGCTGGCTTTATGACTACTGAAGAAGTAAGAAGAAAAGAGGGTCTTGAATGACCGAATTAGAAACTAGAAGTTTTGAGGTTCGCCTTGAGGCTGACACTAGAGAAGTTGTTGGACTAGCTGTACCTTATGGTCAGACTGCTGACATTGGCGGTGTTTACCGTGAGGCTTTTGCTCCAGGTGCAATCCGTTCAGTTGAAGATGTCAAATTGTTCTGGCAACACTCAGAACCTATTGGCAAGATTCTTGAGGGTAGAGACACTGAGGGTGGCTTTGAGATTCGTGCAATGATTTCTGATACTCCTAGAGGTAACGAGGCTTACACACTTTTGCGTGATGGCGTTATCAACAAGTTCTCAGTGGGATTCGTTCCAGTTGAGCAGACTAGAGATGGCGACTTGGTCACTCGTACCCTAGTGGACCTCAAAGAGGTTTCACTCGTAAGTTTTCCAGCGTTCCAGGGGGCAGATGTCTCTGAGGTTCGTCAGGAAGAAACAACCGTTGCCGAGGTGGTAGCGGATTCAATCCAAACAAAGGAAACCGACATGTCTGAAAACATGGAACTGGATGTCCGTGCTGTTCAAGATGAAGTGGCTGAAATCCGCAGAGAACTTGAGCTAGTAAAGACTCCAACAATCGCAATCTCTGGAGCAGAAACAAAGTTCCGTTCACAGGGTGAATACGCAAAGGCACTTGTATCTGGCGACAGCGACGCTGTTGAACTATTCAGAGCAACTTCTGCTGATGCTGCACTACGTCCTGCATTCGTAGGATTCATCAACAACCTAATCAACTCAGGTCGTCCAACACTTCAGGCGTTCAGCATTGCTGCACTTCCTGCAACTGGTCTAACCATTGAGTACGCTAAGGTAAACACCAACACAATCGCAATTGGCAAGCAGACCACAGAGAACACAGCACTTTCAACCGGTGACGTAGCTCTTTCAACTGTTTCAGTTGCTGTGAACACATACGGTGGTTACACCAACATCTCAAAGCAAGCAATTGAACGTAGCACTGTAAACTACCTAGACGTAGCATTCCAGGCAATGTCTCTTGCTTACGCAAAGAAGATGAACGCTGAGTTCGTTGCTGTTCTTGCAGGTCTAACTTGGACTGGTAAGACTCTAGACATCTCTGCTCTAACTGCTGCTGCTGTTATGGGCGGTATCGCTGATGGTGCTGCTTACATCTACAACGCAACTGGTCTATCACCACAGTTCATCGTTGCTGGTGTTACTGCTTACAAGCGTCTAGTTTCAATCGTTGATACTGCTGGTCGTCCAGTTGTAACTCAGGTTGGCGATGGCGTAAACAACATTGGTGGAGCTAACATTCCAGGACTTCAGGGTTCAATCCTTGGTCTTCCAATCGTTGTGGACCCAGCCCTAGATGCTAAGACTGCTTACATGGCTCACTCTTCAGCATTGACCACTTACGAGGCATCAGGTGCTCCAACACGTTTGAGCAACTCTGACGCAACTAAGTTGCAGGACACATTCTCTGTTTACGGTTACGCTGCAATCGCAGTTCCGTTTGAGGGTGCAATCGTCAAGCTAAACACTGGAGCCTAATAACTCATGGCTGTAACGGTGGAGCAGTTCAGGGCGTATATTGGGACTAAAGAAGTCTCTAGTTTCGTTGATTCTTGTTTAGCGTCTGCTAACCAGATGGTAGCGAAGTTCGTTGGTTCAGGTCGTGTACCTACTGACGTGCTAGATTCTGCGGTTCTCTCATGTGCATCTGAACTGTTCCATCGCAGGTCTGCACCTAACGGTGTGGCTCAGTTTGCTGACCTTGGTACTACTGTTCGTATTGCTAAGGACCCAATGAATGCAGCTAGGGAAATGCTCTTACCGTTTACAGGACCGGGTCTATGAGTAATGAGATAACAGCAAGTAAGGCAGAGTTTGCTCTGGACTTACAGAACGCTGGGCTAGATGTTTTGGACTATGTTCCAGAACGTATTGTTCCGCCTATTGTTATCGTCACTTCTGGTAGCCCTTATCTTGTCGCTGAAACTGTTGGGCGTGAGTATCGTCTAGGTCTGAACCTAACTTTGGTTGCTGCAACTGCAACTAATGAAGAGGCTACTGAGGCTCTGGATGAACTTATCGCCAATACTGTTTCGGCAATCACAGGTTTCGGCTATGTGATTTTGAACGGTGTAAACACACCTTACCGATTAGCTGCAAATAACGCTGAGTATCTTGCATGTGATTTAAACCTTGATTTAACAATAACTCTCTAAAGAAAGAAACCCGATGCCTACATCAACCAGAATCAAAGCACAAAACATCAAGTTCCTTATTGGAACAACCGAATACAGCTGTGACGCTAACATGGTTGAACTTACCCTAGACGATGCTCCTGGTGATGTTCAGACATTCTGCGAAGTAAGAGCTGGCGGTCAATGGACACTGAACCTTGAGGGTGTTACTAGCGGAGACGCTACAAGCCTGTACAGAGTTCTTTGGACTAACTTCGGCACCGAAGTAGCATTCACTGTTGCACCTCAGGGTAACGCTGTTGGAACTACTTCATCACCTATCTACACAGGTACTGTCGTATTTGACCAACTACCTCCACTAAGCCTGACCAGCAACGAAATCGTCAAGTTCTCTGTGAGCCTGACTGTAAAGGCTGCTGTTCACACACCTGCTACAACTCCACCTGTTTACTACGGTCTAACTGTCAAAACAGCTGCATAAGTAGGTCCACCATGGCTTACGTTCAATCAGGGGTATACATCTCTGGCGTGAATGAAATGGTTGCCGGTCTTAAGGCTATTAGTTCTGAGGCTACGAAAGAAGTCCAGGCTCTTAACCTTAAGGTCGGTAACATGGTGGTAAAAGAGGCTAAACCTCTATTAGCATCTTCTCTTGTTTCAGAGACTAAAAGCACCGGTGCCCTTGAGGGTTCTATCAAGGCATCTCGTTCAATGCGAGGTGTTTTAGTTACTGCTGGTAACAACAATTCAATCCCTTATGCAAATGCACAAAACTGGGGTTGGTTTGAGGATAAGAAGAGGATGCAGAAAAAGAACATCAAGCCTAAGCAGTTTATGAATAAAGCAGCTAGAGATGTTCGCAAGGATTTGCCAGATTTTTACATGGCAGAACTAATCAAGATTTACAAGAAGTATTCAGGTAAGACTGCTACTATCGGTTCTAGTAACTAAACAACTATTAGGAGAAATGAATGACCAACCAGACATTTGACTTTGAATCACTAACACTGAATGAAGTTGAGCAGATTGAACTAATCACCGGAGCCAGCATTGACCAGATTCTTGACGCTGGACAGGCAAAGGGTAAAGCCATGAAAGCCATTATCTTCATTATGAAGAAAAGAATTGACCCAGATTTCACTTTAGAACAGGCAGGACAAATCTCAATGACTGAGGCTAACAGCTTGTTCGCAGGTGAATCTGACCCAAAAGAATAATTGCAGATAAAGCAGCAGAACGTGTAGCGTTCATGGTTGTCCATGCAGGTCTAAGTCCTACTGAGGTTAGGCAAATGACCCTAAGGGAGTACCAGGCTGTGATTGAAGCACTACAAGATAAGGTACCTCAATGAGCCAGCTAAAACTTACGATTGTTGGAGACCCAACACCGTTAAGAAATGCCACACGCAAGGCTGAGGGTTCGCTTCGTAAACTACAAAAGACTACTCAGTCTGTTGGTGCGAGTATGAACAAAACTTTTGGTGCTCTCGGTCTAGGAATTGGATTAGCGACTCTAACTAATGGTCTAAAGAATGCGACCAAGGCTGCATCAGAAGACCGCAAATCTCAGGGACTCCTGGCTAATGCTCTAAAGAATACTGTTGGGGCAACATCACAGGCTATTGCTGGAGCCGAATCTTACATCAAGAAGACTCAGTTGCAGACTGCTGTATTGGACGATGAACTAAGACCTGCACTTGCCACAGCTGTTAGAGCCACCGGTTCCCTTGCTGGTGGTCAAAGACTTTTAGATACTGCCCTTGACGTTTCCGCTGGTACTGGTAAAGACTTAAGCACTGTAACTAACGCTATGGCTAAAGCGTTCAATGGTAATACTGGTGCACTAAAGAAGTTGCTACCTAGCATCAAAGATGGCACAGACTTTATGTCTCAGTTGCAAGCCCAGTTTGCTGGTTCTGCCGAGGCAGCTGCAAAGTTGGACCCATATAAAAGACTTGAGGTTATCTTCGCTGACATTCAAGAGACTGTGGGCGAGGCTCTGCTACCTGCCTTGGAGGAGTTCAGTCTTTACCTAGCTAGTCCTGCTGGTCAAGAGAACGTCAGAACTATCGTGAACCTATTTGTGGCTATGGGTACTGCTATTGGGCGTGTAATTAGTTTCCTAGTTCAGAACATCAACCTTGTGAAGACAATGATTGGCATTCTGGTTACTTTGAAACTTGGCTGGATGGGTGTAACTGCCATCGTGAAACTTTACGAAATGGGAGTAATTTCGGCTGCTACTGCAACTAAGGCTCTAAAGTACGCTTTGATTAGCACCGGTATTGGTGCCATCGCTGTTGCTGTTGGAAGTTTGGCTTCTGCATGGCTTGAGACTGCTGAAAACACTGAGGATGCTACCGACGCTGCTGAAAGTTATTTGAATGACCCAGCAATTCAGGCGGCTATCCGTCAGACTAACGCTTGGCGTGATGAAGTATTTGAGAACGAGCAGAAAAGAATACAACTGGCAGAAGACCAGACTAAGTCTTTGGCTGATGCTATCCGTAAGGCTTTAGATTCTAAGATTGAGGGAATCAAGAAGACTGCTGAAAAGTTTAGAGATGCTGTGGGTCTAGCATTTGGTGTTTTTGGTGATGATGAATACAGCGTGTTCAACCCTGATTACTTGATTGCCAAGATGAAGAGAATACTTGAGGCATCTAAGGGCTTTGCAGCTAACCTTGCTAAGTTGCGTAAGAGTGGTGCTGATGAATCTCTTATCGGTGAACTAACTGCGATGGGTCCTGCTCAGGGTAACATCGTCGCTAAGGGTCTTATCTCTTCAGGTAAGTTAGGCGAGATTCTAAAACTTCGTGGCTCTCTTTATGGTACTGGTGCATCAGTTGGTGCACAGCAAGCAGTTGCCGGTAATGCTACGTATGAAATCAACATCAGTAAAGCAACTGTCAGTGCCACAGACATTATTCGTGAAATCAAACTTCTAGAGAAGAAGTCTGGTCGAAAGTATTTGGTTAACTAATGCCTAACGATGTTTTTGAAATTGCTAGAGATTTATCTATTAGATATTTTAGGCAGGGGGTCGGTTATGTGGACATTGTCGCTGACTCTTTTGAAGTAGATATCGACCGAGGCATAGACATTGAACAGGGAGTTTTCGCTTCTGGTTCTGTTGGTACTGCTACTGTTCGAATGGTTAAGCAAAATCTTGCAGACTTTTTGGGCACTCCAGGCTATAAAGCAGGAGACTTATTTGACATAAGATACAAGCCAAACCCAGACTCAGCACCATCGACATACAACATTATTTATTCTGGCTACATTCAAAATGTATCTATGGGTTACATAAACGAATCTGGTTCCTTGGAGATAACTATCGTGGCTAACGATGTTATGCGTTACTGCATGAATGCCATTTTGCCTAGCTTTAGCATTACAGGAACGGTAGCTCAAAGGTCGTATAGAAATGTTATGGGCAATTTGATTGGAGCTTTATCTTCTGCAAGCACATTTGCACCTTCTGGAGTTAGCCTAACTGCCATTGGTGCTGGTGCTTCTGCTACAACTCAAAGAGCTGACACTTGGATAAATAGACCTAGTGGTGAGATTTTTAAGAGATTTACTGATGCTGAATTAGGCTGGTTTTGGTGTGATAAGGCTGTTCATAATAACGTCAAATACATGGCTAGAGGCGACATTGACACTAAAAAGGCTGTGACATTCAACTCTGCGAATCCTACTGTGTCCAACGTGCATTACACGGACAAAATGAATAATGGAAACTTTGAAGTGGATACCTCTAACTGGAGTGCAAATAGTAGCGTAAGTCTTTTTAGGGACCCTACAACTTTTTACAATGGTGTTGCAAGTATGTATGTTACAACAAACTATGTACCTAATTCGTTCTTTGAAGCAAACATAAATGGTTGGTCTGGTTTTGGTTCAACAAATGTTTTTAGGTCTACATCTTTTGGTAGACAAAGTGGTGGACCGATAGCACCTTATTCTGGCACAGGCTTACTTATAGCTGTTTCCGTACCACCTTTTTCAATTGGTGGAGAATACATCGCTTTCAGTAATGGGCTAACAACACCTGCCTCTCCTGGAGTGAACTACACAGTATCAGCTAGAAACATTACTTACTGGGCTACAACTGTAAGAATAGGAATGAACTGGTACAACGGTGCAAGTTTCATATCGCAAACTGCAAGCGGACCTATTAGCTCTTCAAACACTGACTGGAAAGAAATTGTTTATAGTGCTACCGCACCTGCTGGAACTACAAGGGCAGAAATAGTTTTATGGACTGTAAACACTGGTGGTGGTTTTGAAGAATCTGGCTGGGATAACGTCATGCTGGAGCAGACTGCATCAAGAAATAATGCTTACATCACGCAGAACTTAAGCACAATGACTTTTGCTTCATTGGATAAAGTTAAAGGTTCTGTCTGGGTAAAAAATTACACTAATACAGCATCAGCTCAAGTATCAGTTACTTATTTAAACTCTGGTGGTTCGCCTATAACCACTAGCGTAGGAAATACGACAGAGATAAACTCCAATGGCTGGACTGAAGTTTCTGTGACTGGGGTTGCTCCGATTGGTACTGTAAGGGCAATTTTTACCTTGCAAGCTAATAAAACTGCTCCTGGTCCAGGTGTAGTAAATATTGACAACGCTAAATTACTAAATCTGACCACTATCAGTACAAATCATTACTGTTTGGACAGCATTAACTTAAACTATGATTCTGACATTCTTGTGAACAAAGCTGTGGTAGTGGACATTTTGGGTGGTACTAGAACTGTTGCTTCTAACACAACTTCAATCGCAGCTAATGGTGAGAGAGCAGATGATTTTGAGGTGCACTTTGATTCGGCTGCTGGACCTACAACTTTTGCTAACCTTGCTAGTCGTATCGCTAACGCTGCATCTATAAAACAAGTTTATGGGGTAACAGTTCCAGTAGTCCGAGATGATGGTGTTGCTGGTACTATCGCTAATTTCGAAGTGGGAGATACTTTACAGGTCGAGTTTGCTCAGGACCCTCTTCCAGCATTACAGGTTGTCTCTATTGTCAGCAGAATCAACCACATCATTACTCCACAGCATTGGGAAATGAACATCGGACTTTGGAGAGCAATCTAATGGCTATTGAGACTTTGGTTTATGTTTTGGGAGGCATCCTTGGGGGAACTACAATGTCCAGTCTTTTCAAGTATCTAACTAACCGCAGATTTCAGTCGATTAGCCTGGAGGAAAAGTTGCGAGCTGAGATGCTGGCAAATAACAAAGAGTTGAGGGATGAACTCGCCACGCTGAAACAAGAACTAGACCAATGGCGTGACAAGTATCTAAACTTACATAAGGAATACACCAGACTAAAGTCTGCATTCGATAAATTAGTAAAGGATAAATAATGGCTAAACAACCAGTATTCGTACCAAAAGTAACTACCTCTTGGGGTATCGACCACTACGCTGCATTAGAGGCAGGTTACGTTCCTCCTGTTCAAGAAGTAGTAGAAGAAGAAGCTGTAGTTGAGGAAGTTGTAGAAGAAGTTGAGTGAAACATACACTGTTAGTGATGGCAGGTTTGATTTGGTCATCCTTGCTGGTAGCACTTTTCCTAGTGTTGCTGGTGACTGCGAGTTTTACCCTACTGACAGCGATGGAGCACCTTTCCAGCTGACTGGGTGGACAGCAAAATTGCAGATTAGAGAAAATCCATCTACTGCTGCAATCATTGACATTGTCCCTACCGTGAACACGTCAGCTAATTCTGTGGGGTTTTCTTTGACTCCCGCTCAAACTTCCCTTTTAACTAAGACTGATTATCTTTGGGCTATTGAACTAACTGAAACTGCAACTCTAAAGGTTCTTACCCTTGCTAGAGGTCAAGTTGAGGTAACACCAGAAATCGTCAAATGATTGTAAAAGTAGTTATTCCAGATTCAATTTACGCTAACGTCTATTTTGCTAGAGGTGAGCAAGGTCCACAGGGTCCGCAAGGTTTGCCAGGTGATGCTACTGGTTTAGTTGATACTGCCTACACCATCGTTGGTGGCACTTCTGGAACTCAACCTACATTCTCTGGGTCTCCATTATTTTCTGGTAGTTACACCAAGCTCGGTTCGCAAGTTCATTTTCAGATTCAAGTAGACATGGACAACATCACTTCTTTTGGAACTGGACAGTACTTTATGGACTTGCCTTTTATTTCAAAGTATGGGTATCAGTTCTCATCTGGCTGTTTACATGACATAAGTACTGGCGTTGAATACCCTATCTTCGGGCATGTATATGCTGGCGAAAAAAGAATGTATTTACAGACTTTGGATAATCAAGGGAACAGAACTTTTCAAGTAAACTTTACTGGAACTGACCCAGTAACTTTGACTACCGCAGACAATTTTCATGTCTCTGGGACTTACATAACTAGCGAGGTATAATGACTACTCTTTTACATCCTGTTTCACCTGCCACCATTTCAGACACTTTTGGCACTCATTCAGAGCTAAGGAAGTCTCTAGGTCTAGGTCCTCACAGAGGAGTTGATTACGCTGTCAAGCGTGGAACACCACTAAAGGCTGTTGGGCGTGGAACTATTGTAGGAGTCTATGAGTCAAAAGTTTTAGGTTGGGTTGTCGAGCTTAGAACTTATGCCACAGCAGAGAAACTTAGAATCTTTGCTTACTGTCACCTAGACAAAGCAGATGTAAAAGTTGGTCAGCAAGTCAAGCAAGGTGACATTATCGGCAAGTCTGGTAATTCAGGCTCAGCAACCTCCGGTGCTCACCTGCACTTCATGTGTGGTAAAGCAGAACACTTGGCAACATCACCTGTTGAAGACCCTCTTCAATGGCTACCAGCAATAGGAAAGAAATAAATGAAGTATTGGATTAGTAGAACTCTTAGAGTTGCAGCATTCGCATTAGCGACTGGTATTGCATTCATGGGTGCAGGTAACGTCTTTGGCATCTCTGCCATTCAGTCAGCTGCATTCGGTGCTGTTGGAGCAGTCCTAGGTCTATTGGCGACCTTGCTATTCACTTACGCTGGTAAGGCATCAGTTCCAGATGAAGACTTCAACAAAGCAATCAACCAGGCAATTGAATCAGTTGCCAGCGATGCGAAAGACAAGAAGAAGTCGTAAGTCCCTAGTATGCTAAATGCATGACTATTGACCAACAAATAGAATCACTTGGCTATGCCAATTTACTGGGGTACTTTGAACACGCATCACCTGAATGGCATGAGGCTCGTAAAGGTGTTGCCGGTTCACTTGTAGGAACTCTTATGGGTCATAACCCTTGGCGTTCTGCTTACACCGCCTATTACGAGGCACTTGGGGAACTCCCTAGAGATTCTGCTCCCTCTATGGCTATGAAACTTGGCACCGTATTTGAACAACCTATTCAGGACTTGTGGATACAAGAAAACTCTGAATGGCTCACAGCTCATAACACCGGTACTTGGGCATCTGCTATTGAACCTCGTTTCAAAGCTAACCCTGATGCGATTATCGAATGGGTTGATGGCTCTCTCGGTGTCCTAGAAATCAAGTTCTCACGTAACCCAATGAATGAATTGCCACTTCACTACAAAGACCAAGTCATGTGGTACATGCACGTTCTAGGGCTAACTAAGGGAATACTCGTAGCTGTGGCTAATGGTGAAATGGTGGAGCATGAAATTGAGTATGACCATGAATACGCTAATGAGTTAGTGGCTAAAGCCTACGAGTTCTTAGAGTGTCTGGAACGTCAAACACCTCCAGAATGGGATGGTAGCCAGTCCACTTATGAGACTGTTAGAACACTTAGCGAAAACATCTTTGATGGTGATATCGAACTAGGGGAACTTTACCCTCAGTTGATGCGAGCCAAGGAACTGGCAGAAGAGACAGAACAGCAATTCACGCTGCTAAAGTCTAAAGTCTTACACCTCATGGATGGGGTGAAAGTAGGTCTTTATCAAGGGGATAAAGTCTTATCATTACAGGCTAGAGGTTCTGGTCTGCCATTTATTGTTTTCAAGAGAGGATAACAATATGAGTTTCATGAACGACTATATTGACGTTAGCGAAAGAATAAGAAAGTTCAAGGAGGTTTATCCTAATGGGTCTTTACAGCAAGTCTCCCTACAATTCATTGAGTTTGCCGGTAAGAGTTGGGTTGTTTATACTGCTGCTGCTTACAGGACTCCTGATGATATTACTCCTGGGCATGGTACAGCTTGGGAGCCGGTTCCTGGCAAAAGTAATTTCACCCGTGACTCGGAAGTTCAGAACGTAGAAACATCTGCTTGGGGTAGAGCAATCATCGCTGTTCTAGTTGCTGATGGTGGAAAGCGTATTGCCAGCAGACAGGAAGTTCAGCATCAAGCCCTTGTAAGCCTCAACAGCGAGGACTTCTTAGCGTTAGCCCACCTAGAGTTCGAAAAGGGTGACATCGAGGCTCTAAGAGGCGTTTACAAGCGAGCCAAGGCTACTAAGGGAGTATCTCCAGAGTTGCTAAACAAGATTGAAGAACTGGCTAAAGGTCTAAAGAAGTAAAATGCCCTGCACCAGCCGGAGAGGAAGAACAGCTAGTACAGGGCTACACTCTAAGGAGTGTCAGGGAGCAACCAACTGCTCCAGTAAAATACTTACAACATCAGAGAGAAGAGTCAAATGAGTGCAGCGAGTGTCGCATCAGTTTTACATCATTCACATCATTCAGGTACACCCAAGTTAGTTCTAATTGGGATTGCCTGGCATGAAGAAGATACCGGTGGTGGAGCATATCCATCCATCAGCAGACTTGCGAATTACGCAGGAGTTTCAGAACGTCAGGTAATTAGAGCACTAGCTCTTTTAGAAGAATCTGGCGAACTGGATGTGGATAGACATAACGGTAAAAGTTATGGAGGTCCGAAAACAAATCGCTACTGGATAAACATCCCATGTCCAGAAGACTGTGCTGGAGACATTTGGCATAGAAGATTTGACGATTATGTCCCTAAGTTTGAGGTTGTGGATAACTTCGACACACGTGACATCCAAGGTAGCAATAGGTGACATCTAGGGTAGCAATAGGTGACATCTAAGGTAGCAATAGGTGACACTAATGTCACTTAATAAACAATATAAAAAACAATATAAAAACAAAAGAAATTATTAAGAGAGAGGCTGTGGATAACATGGCAAAAGT